CGTACAACACCGCCCATAGCTACCCGTTCAATTTCTGCCTTTCGTTCTTCAACACCTTTTTGCACAGTAGTCGGGCCATGTGGTTGTGTATGTCTAGTCCTTACAGCAGAATCTACAAGAGTCTTAATACGAGAATCTAAATCATCTAACACAAGTTGTTTTACGACACCCTGACGTGCCTGAAGTATAAGAGCTGAATCGGCAGCTTGACGTACTAATCGTTCATCCTTTCCATCAAAGATATTAGTATGAAAGATTTCTCCGGCAATTTCGGGTTTTTGAACATGGGGGAATTTAGAAAATTCCGCCTTAAATGCAGCAATAACTGCTGTAGGAATTGGTGGACTCTGTTCAATTAAACGGTCAAGTTCAGTTCGGCACAGTTTAAGAAAATGCATACAATCAGAACGTTCATCAGGATTGAGTGATAATTCTATTGCAATGAGACGTTGGAATTTACCCCAACTTAGTGCAGCCGATCTATTAGCTTCAGACCCCTGGGCGTACCGAAGAAAATTGGCAACTGTGGAGATAATACCTGTTAGAAGACTTACACCTCCAATAATAGCTTGAGCATATTTTTGAGATTCGGGGTCAGGAACCATAGAACTTAGACCAAAATTTGCTGTTCCGGTCAAGGTACTCAAAATAATTACGGGAATAGTGAAATACTGATTGTATGAATTAAAATCACGTTCGGTTTTTTCATGCATCCAGCGATAACAGGCGGCTTTGTCGGCCCATTCAGCCATGAGAACTTCTACTTCATTGGTCCAGCCATTTTGAAATTTTTTTTCGGCAGGTTCACCAGCTTCTCCAGTTGGAGTTGGATTTAACATCTAATTTAGATTAATAAAATCTTTGAATATAAGTAGTATGTCTAATGCAGGTGGAGGTGCAGGTGCAGGTGCAGGTGCTGAAAATTTTCCAGTAGTACCGCGTCCATTAACTGCTATGTCTAGACCACTCGCATTAAGACAAAGAATGATGGTTTTACTGTCTAGTTATGTAGGTCGCCCATTAGTTACTAGTGCAGCATATTTAGCAGGAGCTGCTGGTGGTATGGGCACGCATCTTGCTGGCCATGCTGACTCAGTGTATGATCAGTTCCATGCATGGTTATCAAAGGGGTCTGCTGAAAAATCTGCTTTGAGTTTATTATGCGATATAGCTTTATCAAATCCTGATTATATGCGTCAGTTAAAGTTTTTTCAACCTAATCTACAAGCATTACAAGATGCTGGTATAAAAATGGAAACTCTTGACAAAGATAGTCTTTCATTTCAACATGAAATGGATGCACTGCAAAAGTTAGTAGTTATTCTAGTACAGTATAAAAAATATTATGAAAGTGCATCTGTACAAGCTTTTTCAGGTCAGAGAGGTATTACTTCAGATGCTTTGGAAAAGGGTGCAGCACAAGTTTTAATTCATTTAATGATATGGATACAAGCAAGTAAACTTCATGCTAAATTTAAAGGCGAAACTCTAAATGCTACACTTGGTATGTCTCACACAAGATCAGATAAGAAATCTTGGAATCCATTTGCTAGTTCTAATGGTAACTTATATACATCTCCATTAGTACGTGGGCAAAGTACTGTAACTGTCGAAGGTATAACAAGGCCTGAATTAAATGACAATGATGGAAATGTATTTTATACTATCTGTGAAACGTTAAATTATGCAAAAAATGTACAATGTAAAAATGTACTAGGATATTTCTTAGACGTGCTTGGCAAGACTTTTGATGAATTAACGCCTTTAGATTGTTTTTATCCTCAAGGCGAATGGAATCTTCAAGTAGCTGTACCCGCTGGAGATAATTATAAACTAGCACAAAAAACTAAAGATACATTATTGAGGCTAAAAGATAGTATTGTTAATCTTAGAAGACTACCGGCTTTACCGGCTTTACCTGATTTTGTTCCAGGTGCTAATGCTGGTGCTGCTGGTGTTGGTCTTGGTGCAGCTGGTGCTGCTGGTGCTGCTGGTGTTGGTCTTGGTGCAGCTGCTGGTGGAGGTGCTGGTGCTGGTGCTGGTGCTGGTGCAGCTAATAGCCAAGACACAATACCAGCAGAAAACTCACAAGGAGGAGGTCGTAGATTAAGAAATAGAAAGAGTAGAAGAGCTCGCAGGGCCAGAAAACATTCTCGCAGAAGGTAGACATCCAATAATAAGTTCCATTACAAATAAGACCATAACCATCGGCAATCCATTCCATAATCCAATGATTACTAATGACCAATGGTCTGATAATCGGTTCTGTAAAAATTCAATTTCTACAGAACCAATTCGAGTACAGTCACCCGTTTGAGAAGAAATACATCTTCTCACAATAGCCGGAATTGTATCAGGAAGCCACCATGATAATGCCGCCGCTTCGTCAAACCATGGTTGAATTATTTTTGATTCAGTCTGTGCAGATAAATTATAAATCCGTTCATGAACCTGTTGTACTTCTAACAGTCCCGCCTTATCTAGTAATGCACGCACTCTGAAATCTTGATGAACCACATGGTCAATCAATGCAGACCATAAGTCACCTTCCATCAAAGTTCTTACAAAGGGTGTAAACTGACCAATCCATTCTAACATTGTTTTGATTCGTCTGTCTTGAATAGTCACATTATGTAGCGTTTTCAGTTTTTCATAAAAGACAGTTGAATCCACCGGTTTCAACCAATATCTAGCCGGAACGGGCCTATACTCCATTATAGAGAGCCACGGATTAGCCTTTGCACGTAAATAGTTATCATTAAGTTTCTGACACATACTAGGAATCCAACATGTAGCATTATCTAAACGAGCCTTTGCTAAATTCATACGTTGAAGTGCAGAAAACCATGGTTTTTCAAGTACAAGACTAGCTACCATGTCATTAAATTTAAGATGCCAAGTGAGCTCCGAAATACGGAGTTCAGCTAGAATCTTTTGTATCATATCTAACCGCCGTTGTATGACAGGTACCTGGACAACCGTAGGATGTTTTATTGTTTCTCTAATTGCAGCCATAACAAATGCCCGTGGAATAGCAATGTCATGATAAATTGTTAGACGCGACTTGAGAATAGATAATGTTAGACCTATTGAACCATAATGATCTGACATATATCCTTGAATACATAGAATGAGAACCATGGTCCACAGAAAAATCCGTATTAGTAGCATTGTAATGCACTATTTGGTTTAAACAATGGGTCACTTTTTGACATGTCTTAGTAGAGATGATTATAGAAAATCTGTCCATCATGGTCTTATCAATAATTATTATGATTGAACTTGCATGGATTTTTAGGCCGACTGATCTAGTAGAAAAATTTCAAGATGATTTTTCTACAAAATTCCCAGCTACAGACCAGACCGAAATGACACCTGATAATGAAGACAATGGTCTCGATATACCTTGGATAGCCTCTTGGTCGCCCGCCGATAAACGGGCTCGCAGAGGCCATAATTGTAACGTTACAACTAAACAGATTGGACCTCACGGTACCATGATTCTTACAACGGCAAAGTCATGTGAAGACGGTTTACCGCATACTAGACCCGGTGACCGCATCTATATTCCTGATAATATTAGCACAGTCGAACGAGACAGCGTCTTACGTCATGAACTTGTCCATATATATCAGCGCAGAAATCCTGATATCTGGGCCAATTTTTATCGTAAATCCTGGTCATATGCAATTTTCGATGACCCTCCTTCAGGAATACCTCAAAATTTAGTGGATGGTCGGCGTTCAAATCCTGATACCGCCTCTAGTCCATGGGCCTGTTGGCTTCGGCGGTGGTGGACGGTGCCCATTTACAAGGATGCCTATAATCCACGAATACGTGATACGACTGTATTTTTCTGGGATTCGTGGAAAAACGAAGTCACTGATGTTCCTCCACAAGAATGGTCCACATTTTTTGGAACACCCGGTCAATCTGAGCATCCCCATGAAATTTCTGCATGCATGATTGTAGCAAATAATACAGACACCGAAGCGGGTCGACGACTCATGACTTGGTGGACAACCCAAGGAATTTATATTTAAAGAGTAAAATGAACACAATACAAATTATTGCAATGCCCCCAGTGCGCATATCTAGAAAAAGTGGTGTGACCAGACATATCCCATATACTGTTTCACCACTCGATAAATGGCGCACAAATCCTGCGCCTCATTTAAGGGGGCATGCGAAAGACACGAAAAAAGACGTTTTACGAAACAATAAATGATAAATGGCTGACGGAGACCCAGCTTCCAAATACGGAATCACGGATAACGCAGACATATTTTATTCGTGAAATAATTGACAAAGAACTTGAATCCATTATTTATAAGACAAAAACAGGTCCAATAGCCGAAATTAGAGCATCATGGAATTCGGCTGCCAGGTCAGTGGTTCCACATGGAATATCATCTATTTTATTACTCATGCAGAATATGAACAATTCACATGATATTTCTGAGCGCATGGGTTGGATGCGCCGGAATGGAATGAATGCACCGCTAGATATTTATATTGAAGGTGATCCACGAGATCATTCGAAGTGCAGAGTCTTTATAGAAGAGGGTCTGCCAAGTATAGGCATTCCTGAATATTGGCTTGAAAAAAAGCATTCTGCCATAAGAGCCAGATATTTTAAATATTGTAAGTTGCTTGCTACCATTATGGGAATTCCTAATATCGACATGGGTTACGAAGCCGAATCCGAAATGGCCCACCAATATCCTAAGGGTGGTGAACGTTGGGATGTTTATAATCGTATTAATATGATGACATGGAAAGAATTGAAACATGAATATAAAACAATAGATTGGTCCGCTATGTTTGTTGCATATGGTCTCAACGAAAATGACTTGCCTACTCTGTTATATAATGTTACATCGCCTGCATTTGTTCATCGTCTACAAACACGGATGAATGCATGGTCTATAGAAAGATGGCGGGGCTGGTTTTCTTTAGTGGTGTCACAGTGGATTGCCGGTCGTTCACCACATGGTCCACTTAGGACCGCGTGGTTCGGATTCAAGGCTGTATTTATGGAAGGATTAAAAGCAGACTTATCTGAGGCACGTCTGGGTATGGAAAACTTATACACACTCTTACCTCAAACACTGGGACATCTATGGACAAAAGAATTTTGTCCAATTCCACTTCAACGCAACATGATAAAAATGGTCAAGATTATTCAAAAGGCAGCTGCAAATTGTATTCGCCAGACATCTTGGATGTCTCAGAAAACCAAAGCCAGTGCACTTAAAAAATTACGTATGATGAACATACAACTTGCATGGCCCTCTGAGTGGGATGATACCGAACGCGGATGTACATTGAATGATAATCTAGTTGATAATCTGCTAACACTTGCAGGTAATCGAACAGATATTAACATTCATCGTCTTCGGCAAGGATGTGCTAAACGCGAACTTATCTGGGACCGACCGGCATATGAAGTAAATGCATTCTATTATCCGGAACAAAATAAGTTTATTATGCCCGCAGCCATTATGCGTGATCCTTTTTACAGTACGAGTCGCTCTATTGTCTGGAATTTTGGTGGAATAGGGGCTACAATAGGACATGAACTGTCACATGCATTTGATTCAGATGGTCGGCGTTATGATGAACACGGAGATCTTCGAGATTGGTGGACACATCATGATGCACATGAATACAAAGTTAGAACAAATAGATTGATTAAACTCTTTAATTTAACCAAGTATCGTGGTATGCAAGTAGATGGATATATGACTCTGATAGAAAATATAGCAGATCTTGTTGGACTCCGATTTTCTCTTGAAGGACTCAAGTTGGTAAAGACCTTGACAATAAATGATATGCGTGAGTTTTTTATTGCATACACGGTAAGTTGGCGATCAAAAGACCGACTCAAAAAAGCCAAAAAATTACTGGAAACAAATGTCCATGCTCCGCCGATGCTCCGAGTGAATTTGATTCTGGGACATTTTAATGAATGGTACGATGCATTTGATATCAAAGAGGACCATCCAAATTATATTAAACCGGCTGATAGAATACAGATTTTTGGACCTTTATAGAAGCATCAGATCAGCTAGTCGCCAATACTCATAATTTCCATCAGGTAATGGTCTCTTTAAGATATACGGGAGACGTTTAGCTTCCAGCTCCATTTTAGCAATTTCATAGACATCCGTGACATACTCAGGGATTTCCATGTAAGGAGAATCACCATGGGCCAAGTGAGATGCCCGAAGACTTAGAATCTTAGTTCTTTCATACATTGTTAAGAAAGGATACGTAGTATGTGTTGAGCCCTTTTCTTTTACAGGTGGAAAGGTCTTGATAGACAGAAGATTAAGAACTTCTTCTTCGTAATCGGGCATGATTTCCGGATGTTGTTCAAGAAGACCATGGGCCTTTAAAGAAGGAGCCTCTGTAATACCGAGTGCTTTGGCCGAGCCTTGAACTTCTCCCGTGTCCTCTGGCTCCTCCGGTCCGTCTACCTCGGGGTCCTTCATATCAACATATTCTTCTGTCTCCATCTACTTAATAAAAGTATTATGAGATGTCTAGTCAACTTTAGGGGCCCCCTCCTGCAAGATTCGCTGAATCCGAAACATAAGAATTCTGCGTAGACAATAAGGGGCATGGAATTTCCACGTGTCAGAAGAACTAGAACTAAGCGATCTAAAACTACACAAAATCAAGTTGGTGGTGCTCCTGCTTGGGTTTCACCGACTCCATCAACCTATTTTACTTCTGCATTATGGACTCCAAAACTAACAATGCCAAATGCAGGAAACATTATTAAACTATTAACAGATCCTGACTTTATTAAATTCACTACTCAGTATTCTCCTGAGTATTACACAGCATGGCTAGATGCAATTAAATATCAAGACCAGATTTACTGTGCTGGTCTAGAAATTATTATTGAAGAAATAACAGGTAAAACCGGTGAACACTATGCTGACGTTATTGAAAAGATAAAATCCAATAGTCTAGGTGATTCAACCCCACTTAGAACCATGTTTACTCACTTAGAACATACTTTATCACTAGGCCACGGTACAGATTTTAAAACAGCCGGTGATCCTACAAATAAATTTGAACATATGTTCAAAGAAAGAATTGCAAATTCTGACAAAATACTGAAAACTGAAATGGCACATTTATTATTAAATCCTAAACGAATAGAAAATATACTTGTTCAAAGTATTGCACAGATTATAGTTATGTTAAAAGATCCAGGAAATTTAAAGGAAATTACCGAATCTATTAGCAATGAAATATTAAAAAAGGCACTCATAAATAAATGGGTTTTTTTCTCAGTTCATGGAACTGAGTTACAAACAAATGAAGAAATCCGAGATGCATTTTTAACTGGGTCAGAACCATGTGAAGTTGTAAGAGATATTTTACCATTCTGGACTGCATTTGTAGAAGAAATTGCAAAACCAGGCGGTATTGATGTATCTGATTTTCCTTTGGCAGATGATCATAGTACATATGGTAAATTAGCAGCAGGGTTGGCAAAAAGTCCTAATCTTCTAGATGATATAACTAAAGTAACTGCTCCTGACTTAACTATTGATTATAGTTCAATTCCTGATGGAATTGACAGTAGCTTTGGTATCTTTAAGAAACTTGCTCCTAACCTTGTTTTTTTCTTAAAACATCTTGAAGGTGCAATTGAAGCTACAAGCTCATCGCCTTAAACACATTGGCCGGTTCACACAGAACTGGATCTACTTCTACTCTCCTTAAAAATTCATAGATGCCCGTGTCATAACATGGACATCCATGTGTTGGAATACCATCTTTGGTCATACGTTCCAGACAATTTGCTATACCGCCAGACCACTTAATTTGCATAAGACTCTTTATTGTCTGAAATAATTCAGGAGTTAAATACAATTCTAGTGGATAATAACAATTAATGCAGTAAATAAGCTGGGCCAAATCCCTTCCTTTTTTGAAACAAATATCTGAAAATGGAAACCACGAACCCGCCTGGAACAATGTTCCAGAACAATCTCCTATACATGCAAATCCGAAATCTATTAATGTCACTTCTGTCGATGTATGTATAGAAGCAGAATCAATAGTTAGAATTACTGGTTTTCCAACACGGATAATCAAATTGTTTACTTTGAGGTCACGATGATTCAGACTCAAAGTAGTCTGAAGATTATGCAAAATAAATGCAGTCTGACCTAGAATTTCTTTGAATAGTCGTGAATTAAGCTCGCGGTCTTTGCAAAAATTATGTGCCAAGTAATGTTGAAGAATTTCTCCTTCTACATAAGACATTCCAAATGAGAGCGATGTCCAAGAATCACCACATTGTTCACCATAGATTTCATACGGTTTAGGAATGGACCAAGGAGTTACCGTTTTTTGCATAGCTTGCCAACTAAGAATATGTAAATTGGCTTCTGATATATGTAATTTATCTTCATTTGGTTCTTCTGGTATAACTCGTTTAACTACTATTTCTTCAGGTCCAGCTATAATATTATATGCCTTGTCGGGTCTTTTTTCTAAGACCATCCGTTTCGACTTATATATCTTACCATATGTACCAGATTCATATAATATCCCAGCTGTAAATCCTATTATATTGTTTTGATTTTGACTATGAATAAAATGCCATTGCTCTTTATCAATCTGCTGTTTCTTATATATAATTGAAATTGAACTATCCATTCCCTATGTCTGATACCGGAATAAGTCTTCTAAAATAACCTTTTTAAAATATGTGTAAAAGTTGACCTATGTTGTTATATATTGCTAACCCGTACATGCTTGTTTACGGAATTCGTTGCAGTCCTTCAGACCTGGTTAATCTTCCTAGCGATGCTACTGCAGATTATTATCTTGACTATAGTCTTCTAGTTTTCCCTTATTATACAAAGCCCACTGCAATCAATTCTCATGGTTATCTGTCAAATCGTTTCTGGAATATGGCAAAACGTGTGATTCAATATAGTGGTTCCGTATCTGAGTTGGATCTAGAACAGCCCTGGATTACTGACGAGGAGAGCGATGTTGTTACAGCACTTCAACAGGCCTATCCTGATATCAGGCCAAATTGGTACTATGTTCCCAAAGTCACTAACTAGGTATCAAAATCTTCCGCTCACAGTCCGATAATTGTCCTTTCTTCAACCGTTCAACCATAATATCCATAGGACCCAATATTTTTTTTTCATAACATTCAATTACAGCAAGAAGATCTTTGGAGTCTTTCCATAATAGCGAGTCTTTATCGATAGTATGTATTCCTTTAGAATCTTCCAAAATCTGTTTCTGTGTTATGGTATTTACATCATAACATGGAATCAATGTTGGTGGACATCCTTTTGCAACATCAACAGTCATACTGGAATTTACTAATTCGTTAAATGCAGGAATAAATACGGGTCCAATAAAAGTTTGCAGAGTAGCCCTTATTGCTTCAATCCGCTCGGCCTCTGTTGGATCAGGAGATATACAAGGTAATTTAGTACATGTCTTTAAGATAGATACGACATCTGGTGTCGGTGCTGAACCACACATGACTATGTTAGACCCACGAGCTTTTTGTTGGGCCTCTTTAACCTCTTTCTGCAGTTCAGGTGTATAGATTAGATTTCCTTCTGCATCTTTGGGACCTTCGGTAACTTTTGAACGTATTCTACTTTCAATAAATGCATCTGCTTTTGCCATAAGAACACAGGTACGGGCCTCGAGATTTTCTAGATTAGAAGCAAATCCTTCAGTGGGATGCACTGCTAGACATACAAGTAAGATAAACAGAACTAGTGAGAATAATAATCCCACAATCAATAAAAATGGGGTCATGTCTTTTGTCTTTGTAGGAGCAATACTAATATATTTATCACTAATATGTTTATCACCAGCAAATACTAGTACACAAAGTATTGGAATAAAGATAAACATAAGAAGAATAGATATAAAAGAATTTGGTTTTGCAGGAATATTACCATACGACGGTGTAATATATATCATTATTCCAAGAAGAACTATTGAGATTATACCGCCTACAATTAGTAAGAGTTGCATTCCTTAATGATATATGATAAAAACTTGACCATTATTTAACAATTATGATTTAAGGTAATGCATCTCTTTATTGTAGCCCAGCCCGACATGGTTAAACTCTATATGGATGCGGCGGAGGAATATAATAGTACACCATACGAGGCCAGAAATTCTGGCTTTGACTTGTATTGTGACAAAGAGGAGCCTTTTTCTAATCATTCTATTCTAGTTAGTCAAGGCTGTACAGCAGTAGCCATTGATGCGGGTCGTAATCGTGCATTCTGGCTTGTTCCGCGCTCAAGTATTAGCAAGACTCCTTGGCGACTGGCTAATTCTATGGGGCTCATTGATGCAACGTACCGTGGAACAATAAAGGCGGCATTTACAAAGACTGATACGTCTCCTACCCGAGGACAGCGTCTAGTACAGCTGGCCCAGCCTGATTTGTTACCGTGGGACCATGTATCTGTTGTAGACGTATTGCCGGGACCTAATACTGAGCGTGGCAAAGGTGGATTTGGTTCTACAGGTTCTTAAATACAAATACAAATCAATAAGTAGATGAGTTCATATGGAGCAAATGCTGAAAGTACCCGCCTCACAGCCATAGAAGACTGTGTTCAACGGGAATTTTTGTTAAAAAATCCACCTAATCCGGTGGTTTGTCCACTGGCTCTTGACCGACAAACATATACTACAGTTACTACACGTCTGGAATCTACACGACTGTTAGAAAAAGTCGTAGAGTGTCCTCTTACTATTCGAGAATCATTGGCTGGTTTTTGTTCGGAATCTAATTCTGGATCTAATTCTGGATCTAATTCTAATTCGGGATATAATGTTAGAACCCAGCAGTATTCTAATATCACCGGTATACAACAAATTACACAACCTGTAGTCGGTGTATCTAGTGGTACATACATTGCCCGTCGTTCGGCTGACATTATATCAGCTGACGTTGGTTCAGCTACAAATAAATTTACGCCTGTTTTTTTTCGTAAGTTTAATTCTAATACCACGTCCTCGGGTGGTCCTCTATATGTATGTAGAGTACCTAAGACTGCTCAAGATGCTGGTGTTCCAGTAGCAAGAAATGTCGTATGTCGTCCTGGAGGACGTGTTGTAGGATAAGTCTAGCCCCTTAGTAGAATGCAAGCCAGTGAATATTTAAGAAGAAAAATAACCGCTATGCCAAAGGTTATTGGTGGCCCGACACCGGTTGATTCCAGTGCATATATTTATGCAAAAAATCGTGAAGTGGTAACTAAGTGTTGTCCTACAAAGCCGGAATATCCTATACAATTTCCGTGTGTTTCATTACTTCCCGAAGTTGGAACGGCAACACCGGCTGATTCATATTTGGGAATAAAACCGGCTGTATATTATTCTAATAAATGCCCAGTATCTCCTGGTGCTCCTCCTCAGCTAATGCCACCAAATACATATTATGCAACTAAAGGAGGTCCGCTAATATGGTGTAACTGCCCTTCTCCTGGAAACCGGAATACACTGTGGGCCAATAATGTTCCTGTTATTTTAAGTCCAAATGAGTATCCTCAGATTACTGCATGTACAGTGTGCAGTAAACCGATTGGTGGATGTGATGAGAATGGGTTTGGTTGTTAAAAAGAACATAGTCCGTTAGAATCAATTGACCCACCGAATTGACTGCATGTAGTGTGATTAGCGTATATGTGTGTAGGTGCAACCGTAGGTACAACTGATGGAATCACTGATGGAATCACTGATGGAATTACCATTCTAGGTGCAGGAGGTGCAACTACTGGTGCTGGTCTAGGTGCAACTACTGGTCTAGGTGCAACTGCTGGTCTAGGTGCAACCACTGGTGCTGGTCTAGGTGCAGGAGGTGCAGCCACAGGTGCCCAGTTAGTAGGTCTAGGAGGAGGATAACCAGGAGCACCAATACCATCAATCATAACATAAGTCTGGCCATCTTTAGTAACCTTGTCACCAACACGATACACTTTGCCATTATCATACGCAGCAATTGTCTCAAATCCCTCAGTCTGAAGAGTAAGCATAGTAAATACAGAAATACCAAAAATTACCGAAACAACTAGCCGTACAGTATTGTTCTTGAATCGAACAGATCCAAGAACAGTATAAAGTGCAAAACCAACTAGTCCACCAACAATAATTGAATAAACATAGTACATTTCTAATTGAAACACTGATTTAAAAAATTAAAACCCGGATAAATCATGGTCAGACTGATTATTCATATAACATCCTCCACATCCACGTTTACCACAAGCACACAAAGTGTTAGAACCCTGGGGACCCATTACATCCGTACAATCAGCCTCTCCCGTACATTGTACCGCAAACTTCTCTGTCGGTTTAAGAGCACTGCGACAAATCCAAAATTGCATCATAGTAAGAACAACTCCTACCAGACCCGATAGAACCATTGTTAGAGTTAACTGGGTCATCGGGAGAAATTTCTTAACCATCGAAGGAAGCATCATTAGTTTTACCAGCATGTAAATCGTAGAAACCACTACAATTGCTGCTACAAACGCAAAATAATAACAAAAATCATATGCCCAACTCGGAGTAGCTAATACAGAATCCATATCTATTAATAGTTTTTATTTTACTTACCCTTTACAACAGTCTTCTTGATTACCTTCTTAGGCACGGGAACCGGCTCCTCCTCGTCCTCGACTACAGGTGCCTTCTTAGGCAGAACTGCGGCAACCGCACTCTCCTCGTCATCCTCGTCCTCGTCAAACTCAGCATCTGCTACAGGCTTAGACTGTACAAATGCACGGATGTCGGGAGCATCGCTCCGGAATGCGGGGCCACGAATCTGATCCGGCTGGTTATCCACACGGATCTGGACAGCCTTCCACGTAGAACCGAACTTGCCACCCGCAAACCAGACACCCGTGCACTGCACAATGGCCGTCACATTGCTACGCTTGGTCAGAACCTGGTCTACCGGAAGCTCCTTGTCAAAGGCCACAAGAGGCTTGGTAGTACCATTGTACAACTCAGTCTCGAATGAGCCAGATGCAGTCTGGTGTGCATCGGCACCCTTGCGCTTCCTGAGATTGACCTTGAACGTAGGCGGATACGGCTTGGGATTACCGGCCTGGTCACGGCTGACCTTTACCGTGGGAGTGTAAAATGCCTTTACCACCTCGCGACTAGGATTGGCCATCTTCCACCACTTTTGTGCATTCTCTACACCGGCATCTACCATGCGCTCGTCAAACTGCTCGAAGAAACTCTGGAGATCCTCTGCACCGCGGAAACTCAGATCTACGGAGTACTTGGGAGGGCCCGACTTATCGAACACATTTACACCATATGGCAGACCAACGGAGGGCGTCTCTACCATCAGATTGTGGCCCTCATAACGAAGGTTCACTGTCTTACCACCATTGTCGAGCACCTTCACGGGGCCAAACTCAATCTTACTGCACTGAATCTCACTGGGTGTCTGAATCATACTAGACATTGTACTTACTACTTGCTTGGCTGGTCATGGGTCAACTTTGTGGCCTTTTGACTAAAAGTTTTTAATAGAATAAATGTAGATGAACGCAACTGATTATATTGCCCGCGTTAAAGGAAAGAATATTATTGCAACAGTTGCCTCGAACGGTAATGGTGGAAATGATTATACTACTATGACTTCTCTCCTACAGGCAAAGATTGATTCTTCGGTTGATTCTGTTCTTACTACAGGAACAAATCCAGGAATAAGTATTCCTTTAACAATAGTACCAGATCCAGAAGAACAATTTTATATTGGTCAATCCAATTCTACTAAGAATCAGATATCAGTACTAGATAATAATTATAGTGGAAATGCGGTTTTTAATTCATCTACGTTTGTAGGTGGTGGATTTCCCGATTCTCCGTTAGCTGTTGGTTATACATTTACTGGTCCTGGTATACCAGCAGATACAAAAATAGTAAGTTACCGGTTTGGTCGTTCTAATGATAATAGTACATATCGTGCAATTTTTATTGTGTTAGATAAAGTGATAACTTATTCTGGCAGAGTACCAGATGGTACACAGTATTTTTATATTCCTAAATAATAGATGAGTAATTCTAATTTGGTATTAACTCTTAATATTACAACTAATACTATAATAAAATTAGCATTGACTCGTAGTACGTCAGATAATGCTGTAATAAATTGGGGTGATTCAACAACTACTAATGTTTCTTCTTCTATAGTTACACATGCTTATGTAAGTGGAACTTACACGCTATCTATATCGGGCCAACTTACGGGATTTAATGGTTTCTATGATAATAATTCAGGAGCAAACTATCTTACTGAAATCAATAGTTGGGGCTCTATAGGTTTAATTAATTTAGATTTTGCATGTAATAATATTCCTAATGTACCTATTCCAACGAGTATTCCTACTACAGTCAAGTCAACCCGAGGAATGTTTGAAAATTCTTTTTATAATCGCAGTGATATTACTGCATGGGATGTATCTCGACTTACAGATATGTCTTATATGTTTAATAATTCATTCTTCAACAAAGATATTTCTCAATGGTTTAATACAAGTGTAGTAGATGTAAGTATGAATAATATGTTTGTTGGTGAGCCTCCATTTACTCAAGATTTATCTACATGGAATGTTATTTCAACTAAGCGTTCGTTTTTTAGTGAGTATATTTATTTTAGATATCTCCCAACTTTTATTGATGGAAAAAGAATAACTGATTTAGCATGTTCTCCAATTAATACAACATCTGTAAGACTTACATGGTCAGGAAGATATAATCAAGTTAAAATAACATGTGGTACAAAAACTATATATGCAACAGGTGTTAATACATATACTATTACTGATTTATTACCTGGTACCTCATATAATGTTCAAGTATATGGATGTAATAATGGATGGACAATCGGATCCAATATTGTATCAGTTACAACCTTTCCTTCGCCCCCAACAGATTTATCTGCTGTTGCTATTGATGTATCATCTGTTCGACTAACATGGCGTAATACATCCGTACCAACTTCTACAATAGTTCAATATGCAATTCCTGGTAACCCTCTTGTTTTTACAGCATTTACAGGAACTATAGATATATCTAGTGCACGGGTCACAATTCCGGCTCCAGCAAGCTCTTTAATACATTTCCGTGTTTATACAGTTAAAAATGGATTGGTATCAGCTGTATCTAGTACAGTTAGTGCATACTTATTTCCTTCGGGCCCGACAGACTTATCAGCGGTTGCTATCGATGATACTAAAATTCGACTAACATGGCGTAATACAACAGTACCAGATTCTACAAGAATTGAATATAAGGCTGAAGGTGAGCGTGGTATTACTACTTATACAAGATATACAGGTTTTGTAGATGTATCTAGTGCGATATTCACACTTCCAGGTAGAATAGGTGCCAAAACCTTGTTCATATCCTGCCGTGTTTATACAATTAAAAATGGTTTAGTATCAGCTGTATCTAATACAGCTTTTGAAAGATTTTTTTTTCACGCACCTATAACAACATTGGCAATTGTAAAAACATGGCCTGATGCAATAATGATTTTATGGGGTGGCCCAGCAACAAGTTGGTTTGATCTATTAATAGAATATCAATTTGGATCTAATACAACATGGATAAGGTATCCATGGCCTATACCGGAATATATTAATCGTTATAAAACTTTTATATTAACTAAATTATTACCTGGAACCTATACTATACGTCTTACTTCAATAGATCGTAGTGCAGGAATATACAGATTACATCCACCAACAAATACTGTTACAACAACTATCGGTAATCCGGTATAAAAATTATATCTTGTAATTAGAAATGCCAATCTTACCTGGTCGCCCGTATTCGGGTTTATGCGGATTTACTGACATTGTAAAAGGACGAAATATTATCGCAACACTTGTGTCCGGTGGAACTAGTGGTGGTGGTTACAGTGCCTTGGTATCCACAAATGTGACGAATAATGATTTTACTTTTAATGCTCTTGATAATCCGATTGTTCCGATTGTTCCGATTGTTCCACCGGCCCAAAATCCTCTAGTTTTAACATTTTTTGTGGATGAACCAAACGGTATTGTTAAGTTAGATTTTTATTTAGACGGCACTGATAATATTGTAATTGATTGGGGTGATACTAAGACTACTTCTTATACTGCTACTACGTATTTGGCTGATATATCTGCCGGTGAGCATACGTATGATTTAAGTGGCAACTATACTGTGTCTGTGTCTGGTCTATTAACGGGTTTTAATGGTGTTAGAAATGAAATTAGTGCCGATTATCTAACTGAAATTAAGAGTTGGGGTACTCTAGGTATTATTTCTTTAGACTTTGCATGTAATTATATACCGAATATACCTATTCCTACAAGTATTCCTACAACTGTAAGATCTATGAACTCTATGTTTATTAATTCTGGATATACTGGCAATGATATTGGAGGATGGAATGTATCAAATGTAACGGATATGAACAATTGTTTTCGTACATCTTTATTTAATGGTGATATCTCAAGATGGTTTGCATCTGAATCATACACGGGCCTAATCGATGTAAGTATGAATGAAATGTTTCTTGCGGGAGAATTCGCAGGCGGATATGTAGGATTCACACAAGACTTATCAAATTGGTTAGTTCGTTCTACTAATCATTCACGTTTTAATTTTGCATTAACTAATAATCAAGACTATATCAAATTACCTACATTTGTTGATGGACGTCAGCCTACTAATCTTTCTGCTACCACAGATATTTCATCTGCTACATTGACTTGGACAAATAATACAAGCGGTACAAGCTATATAAGAGTTCAATATAAATTAAGTACTTCTTCATGGACAACTGGAACAACAGTAATCTTCAATGGTGGTACTACAGCTATAATACGTAATCTTCTATCTGCAACAACATATGATTTTAGAGTAGCTGGAGTTGATACTACAGATGGCTGGACTATTAATACTTTAGTAACAGCTACAACACGGACAGCTCCTCCTACAAACTTATCTGCAGTTCCTATATCTACTACTTCTATTCAACTATCTTGGAACAACGTATCTACGCCTACGGATACTCGTATAGAAAAATTTACAAATAGTACATGGACTATTGTGCCCCATGCTCTTTTAGGAAGTGCATCTACCTATACTGTAACTAACTTATCTGCAGCAACATCTTATAATTTCCGTATTACAACCCTTGTTGGGTCTGTTGAATCTACACCAATCACTGTAACCGGTTTTACAAAACCAAATGCTCCTTCTAATCTATCAGGATATGCAATTGATACTACAGCTATATATCTTGACTGGTCCAATAATTCTGTACCTGAATCAACTCGCATAACATGGACAGATTTAAGTCAAAATATAATCGGTGATCTTTCTAGTTGTATAATAAGAAATCTAGAACCTGGAACATTATACTCATTTACTGCTCAGACATACAAAAACATTTTATCTGACTTTTCTAATATAGCTTCTGTAGCTACTAAACCTAATGCTCCAACAAATGTAACTATTGAAAATAATGAATATAGTATAACTAATAATTCCATGATTTTGATTTGGACAGGTGAACCCCCTCCTAATTCTCTGATTGAATATGAATTAGCTGGTGGAAATTGGAGTAACTCACTATTTTCAAATGAGATAGAGGTAAGAAATTTAGTAGCTGCGACCGCTTACCAATTTAGAGTATATAATATATTAAATAATGTACAGTCTGCTCCAAGTTCTGTCATAACAAGATATACCAGACCTAATGCTTCAACGGACTTATCTGCAGTTCCTATAGATGACAATTCTATCCAACTTGGATGGATTAATCGTTCTTCTGGTACTACTACAATTGAATATGCTCTAGATACTAGTTCAACTTGGACTACGTTTACGGGTTCTATAGTAAATTCTAGTGCACTTATAACCGGATTAGAGCCTGAATTTCTCTATAAATTCCGTGTGTTGACGGTAGCTAATAATCTCACAGCAACATCTGTTGAAGTTCGTGCTAGAACATACGCTAGATTTCCATACAATTTAATAGCTAATGCAATAGATTCTTCTAGTGTAGACCTAGGATGGACTAATAATAGTACTTCTATAGATACAATAATTCAATATTCATCAGATGGTTTAACATGGACCACAGTAGTTCATCTTCCATTAGGTGAAGCCTCACATTATTGTGTAACGGGCCTAAATAGAGATACAGAGTACCGTTTCCGTATAGCTACTGTGACAGCCACTACAATATCTTTGTATGTTGGAGAAGCAATTGCTACGACTCTTTTGTTATCGCCAACAGACTTATCAGGATTTGCTATAGATAGT